CCCAATCCGGCAAACCCCCCGGATTATCGTTAGACTCCTCAATAAACGAGTCTCCAAGGAGCGCGCCAGCCGTACGAAGCGCAATCTCCACCGAATCCAAACAGTCATCCTTCGGATTCGACATACTCGCATCATAATTAATCCACTCGTCAATAAAATCCTTATGCTCAGCCTTAATACGCACCTTACCAATCCTAAAAAGCGGCGACATAGCCATCAAACGCTCAAACTTCTTACCCTTAGCAAAAATAGGCACAATAGGCGGCATACTAGGCAGCCTTTCTGCCTGCTGCACCAAGGCTGCCTGATAAGCATTAGACTCAATACCAATAATTTCCGGATTATACCGTAAATAATACTCTTGAATCTTTTCTAATTGCTCTACAAATGGGATTTTTGCTGCGTATTGGTCGATTAGGAATACTTGATTATTGTCTGATACGCCTACGACGCTGATTACGAAACGGTCACCCTTCCCGCTCATGCTTACTGCGGGGTCTACACCCATATACTTGCGGAGTTTTTGTAGTGTTCCGTCCGCTGTGCGAGGCAAATCCTCTTCTGTGTAGTAGTGTAGCCAGTCTCCGGCAAGATCACGCCCAGCCATAGAGTCGAAAGCAGCCATATACTCTTGTGCAAACAGCAAAGGATGGTATCGTTGCTTAGTGTACTCCCACTCTCGCTTAGGAAAGTACGGATTATCAATACTACGATACTCTACGCGGCCCTGATTCGGGTCCGCGATAGCATCCTTATTCCAGAATTCCTCAAAGAACCAGTTTTTACCATCTGGTGTCGTGGTTGTAATGAGTAATCCTTGTTTATCTGAGAGGGCGGGACGCATAACTTGCCACGGCTCCTCACTCCTAATAAACGCTGCCTCATCCATCCAGAGAATATCAAGGCCAGCACCACGAAGCGATTGAGGATCATCGGAAGACTTAAACTCAATAAGGCTCCCATTAGGAAATTCAAAAGTCATTGCGCCCCGGTTCTCCTTCACATCTTTACCGATAGACATTCCAGCCTCCGTAATAACCTTACGCAAAGTAAGGAGTGCCGGACGCAAGACTTTATAATCTTTACTAGTAGCCCATACCCAGAGAGGATTATCATTCTCTTTTCCATACGCATCACGATGGAATTGTTCTGGGTATAAGCAGTAGAATAATACTTCCCATGCGGCGCACAGTGTTTTACCACCACGACGACCAGCAACTAAGTGCCTAAACCGCGTCAAATGCTCATCATTCGTATTCGTATGAAATAACATCTGCCACAAGTGTGGAGCATACCCATTAGACAAGAACCACCCAATCTTTTCGGGGTATTGGAGAAATAACTTCTCTAATTGTTTCTTGTCGGACGGGGGTCCAGCCTTAAAACTATAGTCTGGCATAACTCCTCCTAGTGGGGTCGATGATCCCCACATTTAGGACACTTAGAATAATATGCAGGATTCTCAATATCACAAGTGTGACAATACCAAGGCTCCTTTTTAGCGTCTTTGATTCGACGCTTTGGTTGAACATTACTATTAAACATTACACTTCCCACGTACCATTAATATTTTGCTTAACCAAAAAGCCAGTTGAATTAGGTCCTGTGCTAGCACTAATTGTTTGACCGCCAAGAGTCAAAGAAGTATTATAGGTTTTATTAATATTAGTTGCAACAAGTTGTGTAGGAGTAATTTGTGCGATCCCGGTACACCACTCAGGCCTATTTACCGTAGTGCTATCATTACTAAGCCCCACCCTTGTGCCCCATTGTCCAACTCCAGAAGAATTAAAAACACTATAAAAACTATCTTGAGAAGAAGAACCATTGCTAGCAGCAGTAATAGTATTTGAATTAAACGCAATAGATGCCCCAGCACTAAACCAACCGCCAACAGCAATACTATTATTAGTTAAAACTTTAATAGCAGTTACTTGCGAGTCTCTACTAACTCCTCCAGTTGGGCTAATTCTAGTGCCCCATTGCCAAATACCACTAGAATTAAGTTTTGCAATATAAGGCGCCGTTGCTCCAGTACCAACACCAATAGTTACAGTAGAGGAATTTGCGCTTGTAAGAGTGGTACTAACCGATGGACTACCGCTTCTACCACCAACAATAATTTCAGAACCATCACTAGAAATATCAATCGCATTTGCAAAATCATTAGTAGTAGACCTAATAGTAGCAGCCCATTGAGCAGTACCACTAGAATTAAACTTAAGCACATAAGCATCTACACCACCAGCAGGACTAGCAACAGTAACAGACCCAACAGTAAAACCAGAAGTAATATGAGAGCCAGAAACATAAACATTACCAGCAGAATCACAAACAACTCCACCAGCAAAATCCGTGCTCGTGCCTCCCCAAGACCTAAGCCAAACTAAATTATTAGAACTATTAAACTTAGCAAGAAACAAATCAGCAATAGTAGTAGAAGGATTAGTAACAGTAACACCATCAATAGTTAAACTACCCAGAAAAGTACCAACAACATAAATATTTCCACTACCATCCGCACAAACTCCCTGAGAAACCTCATTATATGTAGCACTACCAATACTTCTAGCACTATGCCAAGTACCATCCGTATTAACCCTAGCAATAAAAATATCATCACCAGTACCAGCATTAGTAAGCGTAGTACTACCAAAAGTAAGAGTAGCAGCAGTAGTATTACGAAAAGCGCCACAAATAACAATTCTATTATTAGAATCAATGGTTATATCGTTAGGATATGTTTGATTTGAAGCCGTACTTCTCGTTGCGTGAGCAGTCCAATCAACATTCCCAGAAGAATTAATTTTGGCTACAACAAGATGCGATGCACCAGCATTACTTCTAAGCGTAGTCCCCATAAAATCAAAACTAGTATTACCACAAGGCTGAGCAATATAAGCATTACCATTCCCATCACCAACGACACGACTATTAACCGATTGGGTCTCCGGCGCAATACCATTTTCTGAATCAGTATAATACTTATAATTAGTCCCCCAAGAAGCAACAACCTCACTAGGAACAACACTATACGGATTAACAACCATACGACTCAACGCAACACACCTCCCCCCACGCTTACGAAAACGACACAAATACTTAAGAAACCCACAAGAACACCTCTTCATCACGCCTTAACAAAATACAACGTAACCTTCAAACCCTTAGCACCAGTACCCGCAGTATCCACATCAAACGTAATCTCAGCATCATCACTAATCTGATAATTAGGCGAAGAAGCCGTACCAGTCCAACCCGAATGACTAGCCGTAGCACGAACAGCCGCAGAAGCAGCAGTCACACTCGTCTTCTCATTATCATCCAACGTCAACTTCGTACTAAGAATCGTAGTACCACCAACATTAATATCAACCGCAACAGGCCCAGCACCCGTAGAAGCCGTAGACAACGACGCCCGCGGAATACCCGTCAAAACCATCGCAAACGGCGCACGAATCGTAACCTTAGCCGCACCCGTCGTAATAGCCGTAGACTCATCAGACAACGCAACAGTCATCGTCAAAGGATACAACGAAGTCACATTATCCTTCACATACGTATTCCAATCACTAGCAAGCACCTCATCAACACCCGCAGTAACCGTCTTAATAGGATCCGTCCAAGCCACAATTAACACCCCCTTTATAAAAACAAAAAAAAATAAAAGCCTTCTCACTACTAACAACGAACAAAACACCAAAAAGGTGACATCAAACACAATTGTGCCAAAAATATATGACCATTAATATATGTATGGTCAGGTATGTGAACGGGGGATGCCCTTGTGGTATTTGTAAAATACTACAAGAGTCTAGGAGCCGATGTAATATTTTACTTAGGGTCCATGTATAATGCTACGTAGTAGCATTGTACATGGGTAGTAGTCGATGAGTCTAGTATAATACCCCTTGGGGTATTGTACTAGTATACTATTTTACATCAGCCCTGTTAGTAGTCTAGGATAGACTACTAACATAATACTATAGAGTACTATGTACTCTATAGTATATATATACTAGATGGTACTATGTACCATCTAGTATACCCTATACCCTTTAGGGTATACTTGTTTTACCTTGTCAAATACTACTAGTATTTCTATTAGAAATACTAGGTTTT